GCCAATTGTAACTGTAAAACTAGAACCTAAAGAAAATGATGAGCCAGTACGATAACCACCTGCACCGCCGCCACCGCCTGCACTAGCACCGCCGCCACCGCCACCTGCAAGCAGTAAATAATCTGCTGTGCTTGGTGCTACAGGTGCAGGAATGCCACCACCATGCATAGCTGCTATTTGATTAAGCAATTGCGCCTACCACGTACCAAGTGTCTGTCGCTGTTTTGATGCAAACTGCGCTCTTGTATTGTGCAAGGGTTGGAGCTGCGGCTGTTGCCCCAGCAGACAAGATTGTGGTTGTGCCAGAGGTGACTGCGCTGATCGTGCAGACTCCCACGCCGATGTTGAGGACTGTAATCGCTGTGCCAATAGAGAAGGCTACAGAAGCATTGGTAGGAATCTTAAAGGCGATAGCGGTTGCCTTGTTCATGAGCTGTAGGGCTTGGTACTGATCCGCTAGAACTGCTGTGTAGTCCGCTGTATTGGCTGTGCCTACTGTAAAGGTAGGGAGCGAATTGTAGGTTGCCGCAGTTAATACGTCTCCTGTAGTGACTGGAAAGGTTGCCATGTATTGCTCCTAATAACTCAAAGTTGATGTGCCGATTATACCAAAGAGACTGCTGCCGATGATGAAGCCATCCGCAATAGGCTCTAAGGTTGTTACTACTGCTGTCATTCTGTTGGGAGTGATGTCCCACTTTAGCCCTTGAACCTGTAGTGTCTTAACGATAGTCGAGCCGTCTGGCTGGACATTGGTTATCTCTACATTGTCAAAGAACTCAAGTTCAATCATGGTATCTGTTGGTACGCCTGACTCCAGTAAGTCCACAGTCATGGCATCTATGCGGATGGTGGTCTCCTTGCGGGTTGCCACATATTCACGCGCCACGTTGAAGACAATATCGTCTGTCTGGGCTACTAGATCAGGTCTATTCAAGCTGTGTGGGAAGTATTTAGCGATAGAGTCATTATCAAATACTTCCTGCGTTGTGCCACCACCATAGCGGGTAAAGGTCACATCGTTGATGATGAGCTTGTCATCGAAGGCGAACTGTAGGTTTGTGTATGGAATCCCTGTGGTCTGATTAAACTGTGTAGCAGTAGTACCGATTGACTGGACTACCTCTGTGCGGTTCTTAAAAATGGTTGTGCCTTCTGCATCCATATAGAACGCGCCCATGCCCTCAGAAAACTCTGCGTTCTTCATTGCTTCTAAACTTGTGCGGGCTGTTGCAGGATCAGCAATACAGGTCGATAGCCCTGTTGAGATTGAACGCATCGAACTAGGGAACTCTATATAGTCTAGAATCTTGCCTATGCGTGTGCCTGTGTCCTGCCCCGCCGCTGTGTCTGGGATGGTTTGAACGTTAGCCATGTTGAATAGGCGAAAGGCATCTGTGGCAGTTATATCTACATAACCTGTCTCTTGCCCTTGTGGATAGGTGTACTTGTAGTCCTGTACATAACCGCTGAATAGCCATGAGCTTGTAGTAGAAGTTGTAGCAGATACACGAATCTTGCGTAGTGGTGCTAATTTGCCAAAGTAAGGTGATGAAGCGTTCTGTGGGTTAAAGTCAGAGTTAGGGTCTAATACTCGGATAGTGGCGTTGCCAGCCTCGTAAGTATCGCGCATGATGTTGCGCCCTCTGTTGATGGAAATGTTATAAACGTTGGGAGTTAAATCAACTACTGGGATAACTGTGGCATCAGAACCAAATCGGCTGACTCCAATAACTCCGTAAGTAGGGTCTCCAATAACGAATCCTGTACCAAAGGTTGCTCCGCTTGAGAAGTCGAAGGATACGTTTATTGTTGCGGGTAACGCCATTACCAGCCGCCGATTCTGCGCTCTACGTTAGCGGATGAACCAGATAGTGCAGCTACGTTCAAGCCGCCACGAATCTCGTCAATAAGGCTTTGAGATGTAGTGACAGAACCAGCTACGTTTACTACTACTGTGCTTGGTGCGCCTGTACCACCACCGCCGCGAGGATCTACAAAGACTCCAGTATTTAGTGGATTGCCTTGACCATAAGTAAAGTTGCCAGTCGGTAATGTGTACTGGAAGTTACCTGCCATACCAGCGTTAAGATTAAATTGCATGTTAGCAAGACGTAATGCTTGAGCCTCAAGTCCATCGAGGAAGCCCTTCCATGCCTCAAACGGGTTTTTGGCTGATGGCAGGTCTGCAAGAAACTTGGCTAACTCTGTGCCTAGACCTTGCGAAATTGCTAACTGCTTTGTAAGCCGTTCTACTTCACTTACGTTTTCAGTTGCCAATGCTAACTGTAACTCTAAACGCTTGCGGTCATCAGCAGATGTTTTGCCTTTGAGGGCTGCGATAATTTGCACCTGATTAAGGTCAAAGATAGTTCCAGCCTTTTTAAGTGAGTTCTGCTTTTTAAGTTCTTTGGTTTGCTTCTCTTGTTCTTTGCGCAGTTGCTCAGCACGCTTCTTAGCTGCTGCTTCTGCTGCCCTCTGTTGAGCCAAGGCTTGAGGGCTCATTGGGACATTAGTGCCTTCCCAAGCCTTCATGTAGTCGCGCTTCATGCGGCGGTTGAACTCTGCCACTTGGGCATCTTGAATACGATTGAGCATTCCGCTTAATCCACCAGCAGAAATCGCTTTAAGAATTGCAACGCCTTCTGTGAACTTATCAAACATATTGACAACTTTGTCTGTCAATCTTTCAATCTTAGTAACAAAGTCTTCTATATCGTTAGACCCACTAAACGCCATAGATAAATCTATAAGGGATGCACCAATGCGCTCTTGAGCGTTACCTGCTGCCTCTCCTAGTATCTGCAACTTGCCAGCATAGGTGTCTAGATAAGCCGCCTGTGCTCCAGAGAACTGCTTGTTAAGTTTGGTTTGTACTTCTAAGAATGTAGCGGCTTTGAGCTGCGCTTGGCTAAGTCCTAGGTTGTACTTACGAAGTCCTCGAGTGTTGCCTACATAGGCATTGGCTAGGTCTTGGGTAACTGTAGTAAGTGCGACGCCTGAACCTGCCGAGACATCGAGGGCAAGGTTAAGCATTTCTTGGCTCTTTATAACTGAACCTGTAGCAGTCAATAGTGGCTGGTAAGCATCGACAAGGATTTCACCAGCTATACCAGCAGATCGTGAAATATCGTCTAGGTTCTTCTGGATTGCAGCCGTTGAGAATGAGAGTCCTAGGTTCTTAACTGAATTGGCTAGACGAGTGTTTGCCTTCTCTGCTTCCACTAAAGCCATGACTGATTTCTTGCTGAAAGCGATTACTGCTGCTGCGCTAAGGGATAAGCCTAAAGTTCTTCCTAAACCTTTAAGGCTCTTCTCAAAGCTCTTTACTTGCTTGTCTGCCTTGTTTAATCCTGCTGCATCGAGAACTGTGGCAATTTGTACCGCTAGTCTTACATCTTGCGCCATTATCTGATTACCCCAGTTCTTACCAATTTAGCCACCTTGTCATTAACTGTCTGGATGGCTTTAACTACTGCTGCTGTTGTCTTGCCTTGGTCTTGCGCCCATGCTCTAAACATGGCGCGACCAGTCATCTTCTGACCATCACCCTGCAACTGTCCACCGAGTCGTGGCGTGAACTTTCCTACGTTGCCCGACTTACGTCCTGCGGTCTCGTAGATAGCACCTGCGGCAGACTTGTTGTAGATTGAAGCAATAGATCTAAAGCCTTGGCGGTTAGCCTTGCCAGCAGCCGTTGAGTAGGTAATACCTTTACTAGCAATAGCTTGATCGTAACCACGATTAGCCCACTTGCCTTTTTGGTTCTCTTTCAACCAGCCACTAGGAACATCCGCATTAGTGGGCAAAAACCCACGCGCATTACGCACAATGGGCTTGAGCAGGTTTGTTAATTCCTTTTGGCTTTCTTTGGCTAAATCAGGTGCATACTTCTTAAGGGCTTTACGGAGTTCGATTACGCCTGTTACCTCGACTGGCATCTTTCTGCTCCTTTGCTAAATCCTTTAGTACCTGTATATGAGCCTTGAAAGCCATCGGAGAAAGTTCCACGATGGTGTTGAACGGAACTCCATACTCGTAACTTAATCTGGTTGCGAGGTAGGTGACGGAGTTCCGATCAAGCCAGAGGGTCGGACTCTAAGACATCAACG